CTAAATAGTGGGTTTCATAGTCAGAATGATAAAACTTTTAGAGCTAATCATTTGTTGTATGAGAAGAAGGTTGCTGAGAATGATTTGTCGCAGGGTGATTGGTCTTTGGAGATTAGGAGGGTGAACGCTTGGGACAGATAGTTTATACGGGTGGAACTTTTGATTTGTTTCATTCTGCTCATGTCAGGTTTTTGCAGGCTTGTAGGAGGCTTGCAGGGGATGATGGGCAGGTTGTTGTTGCTTTGAACACTGATGCCTTTATTGAGGCGTATAAGGGCTCTGCACCTGTTATGACGTTTGAGGAACGTAAGGAAGTGTTGTTGGGGTGTAGGTTTGTGGATCGGGTGATTGCAAATGTTGGGGGTGCTGATTCTAAACCGGCTATTGAGTTGGTGATGCCTGATTTGATTGTGATTGGCGATGATTGGGCTAAAAAGGATTATTATGCTCAAATGCAGTTTACCCGTGAATGGTTGTCAGAGTTAGATATTCAATTAGTGTATGTTCCTTACACTCCAGGTATTTCAACTACGGATTTGAAAAAGCGTATAACTGCGCGTTGAGTAAACTAGAGGTGAGATTGAGGAGTTTATTTTGGCTGTAACTAATGGTTATTGCACGTTAGCTGAAGTGAAGGGTGCGTTGCGGGTTACTGACACTCTGGATGATTTGTTGATTGAACAGTCTATAAATGCTGCTTCCCGCATGATTGACCAGTATTGTAACCGTAACTTTTATTCTGGGTCTGCCGGTGAAGTTAGGTTGTATCAAGCTAATGATGGTTTTACTGTAGATATTGATGATGCTCAAACTATTACTTTGGTTGAGACTGCTGCAACTGATCCGTTGGTGTTTGATACGGTTTGGGATTCTGGGGATTGGCAGGCGTTACCTGCTAACCGTTATGCGAATGGTGGTTGGTATCCGATAACTGGTATTACTGCTACCGATAACTATTTATTCCCTGTTTGGGCTGATATGGCTTTGGTTCGTGTGACTGGAACGTTTGGTTGGAATGCTGTTCCTGAACCTATCAAGTTTGCTTGCATTATTCAGGCTTCCAGGTTGTTTAAGCGTTTAGAGTCACCTTTGGGTGTTGCAGGTGTGAGTGACATTGGGATTATGCGTGTGGGTTCAAATGTTGATGGTGATGTTGCTCAACTCTGTAATCCGTATCGTTTGTTGAGGACTAACGCCTAATGGCTATAAGTGATTTGAGGCAGGGGCTTGTAGATAATCTGCAAACTATCCCTGATTTGCGAGTTTATGCTACTTTGCCTGATTTAGTGAATCCTCCAGCATGTTTAATTGCTTTAGACAAGATCACTTATAACCGTCAAATGCAGTCTGGGATGAGTGAATACATGTTTAAGGTCACTGTTGTTTTGGGGCGTGTGAGTGAACGTGTAGCTCAACAGAATTTGGATTTGTTGGTTGCTCCGTCTGGGGATTCTGTGAAGGCTGCGATTGAGTCTGATCGGACTTTGGGTGGGAAGGCGTTTGATGTGTTTGTTCCTGAGTTGTCTGCTTATGGGGCTGTGTCAATAAATGGAATAGACTATTTGAGTGCCGAGTTTTCGGTTCAAGTTTTTGCAAGATAAGGATAAATAATGGCAATTTTTGTTGCAACAGATTTTAGTGTGAGCATCAATGGTTCAACTGCTTTGGCTTCTTATTTGACTCAGGTTGAATTGAAAACTACTGCTGCCGACATTACTACTACTGCGTTTGGTTCATCTTGGGTGACCCGTGTTGCAGGTTTGCGTGAAGGTTCTCTGACTTTGACTTTCAATCAGGATTATGCTGCTTCAACAGTGGATGCAACTCTATGGCCTTTGCTAGGTTCTCAGGCAACTGTTGTTATCAAACCTACTTCTTCAGCTGTAGGAACAAGTAACCCTGCGTATACTGCGATTTGTGTTGTCAACGATCTAACTCCTGTTTCTGGTCAGGTTGGTGATTTGGCTACATTCTCTATCACTTGGCCGACTACAGGCACAGTCAGTAGGGCTACCGCATAATGAATCAAATAACCCTACGCATTGGTTTCACTGATAACACTGATCTCGAAGTGCAATCCGCTGCAATAGATATCGTAAAATTTGAAACTCATTTTGATTTGAGTGTCACTGAGTTATCTAAACAAACACACCTCCTTTATCTTGCATGGTTGGCTGTATCTCGTTTAGGTAAAACAGGTTTAGAGTTTGAAAAATGGTTAGAGTCTGTAGCTAACGTTGAGGTAGCTGACCCAAAAGAATGAAGGCTTTAGGTGATGAGTCTATGCATTGGCTTATCGCTAATTTGGCTGTTGCTACTGGTATTGCTCCTAGTTTACTTTTACAGGAGAGTGACCGCATGTTGAATACTATGGTTTATGCGGTTAGATATCAGCGAGGTGAATAATGACTGTCAAAGTTGTTTATGATGTTAAACCTATTATTAAAGCCTTAAATGAGCTTGAACCTGGGTTAAAGAAACAGATGGTTCGCGAATTTAAGGTTGAATCTAAAGATATGGTTCGTGACATATCTTCTACTATTCGTGATTTGACTCCTCCTCCAGGTTCGACTGGTCATTCTGGGCGTTTATCTTGGGAATCAGGTAAATATAAGAGCAGTGTTATGAAACCAGATAATGTTATTCCTCGTTTTCGCGCTTCTCGTTCTCGTAGATTTGCTGTTACTGCTTTATTTGCTATTTGGGTTCGTAATCCTATGGTGGCGTTAACTGGGACTATTGGTAAGGGATCTATGACTCCTCGTAGATCTGTGACTCGTGAATATGCTTGGAAGGATAGAACTAGGTCACATAAGTTGAATGGTCAAGGTAAAAAACTTTTACAGGCTGTCAATGATAATACGGGTAGAAACTGGTTTTATAGGCAGGCTGAGAAGTCTATGCCTGATGTTGAGCATAAAGTAAAATTAGTGTGGGAAAAGTATTCCGCCAAAGTAACTAGAAGGCTCTAATGTCGTTAATTGCAAAAATTCTGTCTAAGTTTGACGATTCAGGTATTCGTAAAGCTAAATCTGGTTTTGATGGTTTGAAGGTTGGTTTGGCTGCGTTTGCTGGTTCAGCTGCGTTTAGTGCTTTAAAGCAAGTTGGCGACATCATGATTGATGCTTCTAAGGCTGCTATGGCAGATAAAAAATCTACTGAATTATTGAATAGTCAGTTGACTAAGAATGCTCATGCCACTAAAGAGCAAATTAAGCAAAACAATAAATTTATTGACACGCTTTCTAATCAGGTGGGTATTGTTGATGACGAGTTGCGACCTGCTCAAGCTAAGTTAGCTCGTGCTACTGGTAGTGTTACTCAATCTCAAAAGTTGTTGCGTTTAGCGTTAGATGCTTCTGCTGTTTCTGGTAAACCTTTAAATAATGTTGCTGATGCTTTGTCTAAAGCGTTTGTGGGTAATAAATCGCAACTTATTCGTTTGTTCCCTGCTTTAAAGGAATCTAAGAATTTGTTTGCTGATTTGCAGAAACAGGTTGAGGGTGCAGCATTACAACAGGCTGATCCTTTTAGTAAGTTGAATGTTGCTTTAGATAACATGAAGGAAAAGTTAGGTTATTCTGTTTTACCTTACGTTGAGGATTTTATAGATAAGTTGATTGCTCCGGGTGGGGCTGTTGATGCGGTAAATCAATTTTTTGATGATGTTGGTAATCCTAAAACTGATGCTGGTAAAGCGTTTAAGAATTTTGGCATGATTGTTGATAGATCTGTTCGACAAATTAAGGATGCTTTCGCGATTTTTGGTAAAGGTGATTCGCTTAAGGGTTTTGAAAATGTTTTAAACATTTTGTCTCAAATTTCAACTGTTCTGAAAAACATTAGTGACTTTATTAACCCTCTAGTTATTGCCATCAATTTAATTAAAGATGCTCAAAAGAATGGTTTTCTACCTGGTGGGCCGGAAGCACCAAAACCTAAAATTTCGCCACAAAAACAATCTCCGCAGATTATTGTAAATGTTCAGTCTGCTGACCCTAAAGCGGTTGTTTCTGCTGTAAATAATTATGTGAAACAGAATGGTGGATTACCTGGGGCTTGGTCGTTAACTAAAAAGGGTAAATAGTGCCTAATCCTAGTTATCT